TTATACATGACATAGTTATTGTACGTATCATCGTACTTAACGCTATTGTCATAAGCATCTACGTTACTCGATTGTGATAAGTTTACAAGTTGATTGTATAACTCAATGAAATTCGCATCAACATTAGCCCATGTCAACGCACTTCCTTTAGTTGTTAATGGAGCGTTGACCGTTTCTCTTAATATAAAATCTTCTTTTGCCATATCTATCTAATTGAGGTTATTCTTATTCCACCTGTTTTTTTATTGGTTTTAAAGCATTTCCATAACGGGTAAGTGCTTTCGTTTCTTACTAAATAATCAATAACCCTTTGCTCGTATGCCTTAGCTCCTGAAATTGCTTGTCCTACTTGTCGTGATAAAGTTTTTTCGCTTATCGGATTACTATGTTCATTTACTTTTTCAACTACTCCAAAAGCTGTTTGATTAGTTTGTGCGTTGTTTAAATATCTCGAATAAGCATAATATACTAAAACACTTTTTAAGCCATCGTGTTGATACGTATGCCCTCCATAAATGTAAGTAACTCCATTAAATAAGTCTCCATAAACTTGTAAACTTGGACTTGCTTCAAAATCTGAAACAATAGCTAAATAAAATTCATCGCCTAATAATGGGCGTAAATCAAATTCTTGTGCTTCTCTTATAAAAGTAGTCAATTTCTTGCTAACATCTATATTAACGCTCATTGGTTTGAACGCCTGAATATCAGTTATGGTTATTAAATTTGTCATGTTAAACTAATATCTGTTGTTAGTAAATTAGCATCTTCAAGACTATAATCGTAAATATTAATCAAAATATTTTTCTTTTGGTTTGGAGTTAAAACAGTACTACTTAAGACCTCAACTACTTTAGTCTTTCCCTCTGTTGTATCTTTTGTCTTTACTATCTGTGGCGACAATTCTTTTATGCTAAAATCATCAACTGAAACACCTACAAAGTTAGTAAACAACTCCTTAAAAGTTTCTTCTAATTGAAGCCTATAATCCTTTGTCATTCCATTATAGAAAGCTGTAGCATCTTTAATCTCGCTTGAACTTCCTAATTTCCCTGCAACTGCTAAAAGCAAAACAGGGGGTATAAGGTAATTTCTAATTATATTGTCTCTTACGCTATTCTCTGTAAACTCATAAAGCTTTTCAATGTCTTGAATGTCAATTTTAGTTAGCTTAAAAGAACCCTCTCCATCAACTACACCGCTTTCACTTTCAAAAAGCAATATCTGTGAAGTGTTGTCTGAGCCTTGAAACTGTTTTAATGTTTCTTCAAACTTCGCTTTTTCTTCATCACTTTCAAAAGTAGCAATTTCCAAGATATGCGAAGCCATGAAGTTCGTGGTTATATTTCTAAACTTAAATATCTTTGCTTGGCTATCTGTTTGAATGTCCTCTAAAACGCTATCACTTGGAGCGAGTGGATATTCTATCCCATCAGGTGTATAGTATAATATCTGACCGTTATAATTAGCCCATTTTTCTGCTAAAGTTTCTCCTAATTGCTTATCCACTTGTTCTTGAATTACATTAGGCTTAGGATTGTAAAAGTTAATAAAATCAATATTACTTTCTTTAATACTTCTATCAATTATCTTTTGCCAATCGTGGTAAACCGCTAACATATTAGGGTACTTCTTATTGTCAGAAGTTGTAAACCTTACATCTTCAAAAGGTATGTAATCTATTGATGTTTTTTGATAAAGACCGTTAAAATTTACGTGAGAAGTAAAGCCGTTAAACCTCGCTAATGATTTCGCAAACTTAAACAACAACTGATTAGCTGTTATTCCTTTGCTATTCACTTTCATTTTTCCGAACTCTTCATTTTCAAAACCCTCTCCGTAGATAAATTTAGCCATTATGTCTGTGCATAGAGTTCCTGTACCACTCGAATTAATAATATCGATTATCCTTTGAGGATAAGCATTATCAATATCGTAGTTATCAATACCATCTGTTTTTGATGGTTTGATTTCGATACGTTTTTCTACTTTTGAAAGGGTAGCTTTCATTTACTTATTTATTAGCATTGATAAACTCTTTTAGTTTCTTATTTGAACTATTCCAATGTGGTTTTTTAAGTCCTTTTGCTTCTGCAATTTCATCAGCAATAGCACGTAAGTTAACTAACTTACCGTCTGTTTTAGGTTTTTCTTCAACTTCTTTTTTTTCACTTGGTTTGCCACCAACTAATTTAGCCCAATCTTGTGGGTATTTTTCAAACAAGTTAATGTTATTCTTGTTTATCTGCAATAGTTTGATTGCAATTTCATCAGTTAAATTATTATTATTTACTGGAGTTCCTAAAGCGTGGTTTTGAACCAACAAATCGCCTTTTAATCTAAATTTATTTTCCATTTGTTTTTTTTTTTGGTTAATATTTTCTTTTTTAGAATATCTATGTTTAATTAAATCAAATAAATCTTGTACACAACCGCAATTTCTCTGCTTATTTAACGGTTTACCAAACAACAATAAGTTTAAAGCACTTGCCTTTTTATAAGCATCACTATTAAAGTCATTTTTCCATTCCTTTATCGTTGCTTCCAACAAAAGTACTTCTTTTATTTGATTTTCTAAATTCATATTTCAAAAAAAAAAGCGTAGCGTAATTAACACGCTACGCTTTTAAAATAGTTATTAGTAGATAGTTAAACGTAAAGACCGTCAACAATTGCCTTAGATGTTGAGTAATCAGTTAAGAAAACTGTTTTAGGTAAATGAGGTTCTAAAGCATTTTCATTAGATTTTAGAATCAAATCAAAAGCTCCACCAGTTTCAACTGCTGTAATCTCTCTTACATTTTGGGTTAATACAAGCCCTGCTTCTGCTCCAAAAACTTCAAAAGCTGCATTTCCACCTGTGCCTTTATATTTGTTCATGGTAACAGCCACAAATGAGCCTTTCGCCATTTTCTCAAGTTGTAATTTTATCTCTGGACTTACATCAAACACTTTAAAGTTTACTTCATGGTTGTAATCCTCTGAAAATGTATTTTTGATAAACTCGTAACGAGGCATTACAGAGTTGTTTTTTCCTTGGTAAGAATAACCAACTACTCCACTTGGAAGTGTAATTGCTTCAATTATTTGATTGTTTGTTACGTTAAGCGTGATAGTTGAATTTAACCAATCTTCGTAGTTGATTAAGATTAACGTGTCTTCTGCCCCTGCTTGTAATGGATTGTCGCAATTTACGCCAACATTCGCACTTATTTTTCCGCATATAGTTACTGCCATTGCTTTGTATTTTAAATGTTAAAAAATGGGAGTGAAATAAATCACTCCCTTTATATTAGTAAGCTACTTGAATTAAGTAATCTTCTTTTACTTTTGCATCCATATTAACTAAAAAGTCAATGTGATTTTTCTTAGTAACAGGGTCATAAATTGCTTCCATTTCAGCTAACGAACCAACACTATCAAAACCAATAGCTAAGTTTTTCTTAGTAGTTAAAATTGCTCTGTGAGGTTTGTCATATTTAGTACCATCTGAATAGTAAGCCGTGATAATTCTATCCAATAAAGAGAAAGCAATTACTTCAATTCCATCAGATTTTAAAACAGTAATTCCGTTTTCAAACCTTTCAGTTGTGTAAGCTACATTAGCCGCTTTTAATTCTCTTGAATATTGGTCAAGAACAGATTTTGTAACAACACAAACTAAGTCAGGTTGTTCTTGTAATCTTAAATCAGCTTCATACATCAACTCTTGTAAAGTGTTCATAACTACTTTGTTAGTTGTATCTGTTGAAGTGAATTTTTGTAAAGCAAAAGTAGCTTGTCCGTTTCTTGAATTTAATCCAGAAGAAAGTCTATCAGCATCAGTAGCTACGATAGCATAAATTTGGTTCCAGAAACCGTCAATTTTATTGAAGTAAGCCGTGTTTGTTCCTGCTGTCAATACTCCTGCTGGACTGTCAGCTGTTGTAGCAGCTGCCGTATCTCCAAACCATGCCAATCTCAAAGCAGCTTCATAAACTTTATACTTCATCAAAACGTCTTTAACATAGTTGAAAAAATCAACCTTAGTTAAATCAGCTTCTTTAACGCCATTGCCTAAAGAATAGTTAAGAAAACTTTCTTTCAATTCAGTATAACACATAGTCAATCTGTCTCCCATTGGCTCGGGATTCCAAAACTTCTCACTTGAAGTAATTGAATTAGATGCAGAAGAAGGGTCGCAACCTCCTGAACCTGCTCCTAACAAGCCACTAAGTTGGCTCATGTAAGCAATTTGTTTTTTTGCTTTAATACCCTCCACAATGTCGTGAAACATATTAATTTCGGGATTGGTAAATTCTTTCTCGAATATTACCTCACTCAACTCTCTTACTTCGTCTCCGTTGAATGTTAATTGTGCTGGTGTAATTATTGCCATTTTATATAATTTTAAAAGTTAATTATTATTTTTTTCTGTAAGTAGTTTCTCGTTCAGCAGCCAATTCTTTCATTGATTTTTTTATCGGCTGTGCATTTTTGTTGAATTGTTTTTTTTCTGCTTTAGGAACATAATTTGAACCTATTGCAGCTTGTAATTCATTTAATTTTTCATCAAATTGAGACAACATAGTTTCTTTTTCAGTATCAAATTCAGCTTTCATCGTTGCATTGTGCTTCTGCACTTGCAGGAGCAGTTACCATTGTTACTACTGAACCATCGCCAACCGTAATTACAGTACCGTCTTCCATAGTATAGTCTCCTACTTCGGCTGCACTACCGTCTTCCATCGTTACCGCTTCGCCCTCCGTTGGCAAAGCATTTTTCGAAGCCCATACAAGAGTTCCTTT